ATCCGACTGGATTTGCTGGATCTGCACTTGGATCAGCTGCTCGTTTATGTCTGGCTTGTTGTCTGGCGGTGGCGGCTGGAACTTCGCCGGATCGCTCCAGAACTGCGACGTGTCCTTGAAGCCAGCCAGCGACGTCATTTCCTTGAGCGTGTTGCTCAGCTTGGCAATGTCGGTCAGCGGGTTCTGCGGACCCATAGTTGACATGGCTTCCTTCTGCATTTCGCCGATCTGGCGCAGCATCATCATGCGCTCGGTGTCAGTACCGCGGCCTAAAGCTACATTCACAGAGACATCCATATTCGCGTCCCAGACCCGTGGGTCCATTTCCACGAAATCGTTGTTCAGGCGGATCATCCGCGCCTTGTCTTGGTGCGTGGTGATGTTGTACAGGACAAGCTCATACAGGCGCTTAACGCCCGTCTCAGCGAATACCCTTGCGATCATCTCGATGTGCTGCTGTGCGGCGCTCACAGTGGCTGCCACGGCCGTTGCGGTGCTGGACTGCAAGGCGCCGGCGTCTAAGCCCATGGACGCCTTGGAGATCCCCGTGCGGGCCTCCTTGACCTCGTCCATGTACTGCAAGACTGGAAACGCCTGCTGGCCAACGAATGGCACGGTGAGCTGCTGGATCGAGCCCGGAGCGCGCTGGCGGACGATTGACCCGACCTCTACATTCATGGCGTCATCCATGTTCACCATGCCCTCGACGACCGCGACGCGCGGGTGAATACTGAGGCTTAGGCTATCCAAGGAGTTGCGCATGACGACTGACTTGATGCGCTGGATGTCCATCACAGTGTCGGCGACGCTCATGCCGAAAAAGTCGTGCGGCTCTGGATCTGGGCAGAGTGTGGCGAATGGCGCCATGTCGCACGGCTCGTTATTTAGGATGACGTTTCCGTCTCCGCCGGTGCAGATCTTGCGCAGCTCGGCGATGCCGTCGCCGTCGTAGTCCACGCGGATGTAGTTCTCAACGTATAGAACCTTACGCATCGCCGGGTCTTGGCGAGAATTCATGTCGTTGGACAGCGCGGGGTTGCGCGTGTTTCGCTCGACGTTGGTGTCCATATCGTCGTGGGACGATGACAGGTTGTAAACCTCGTCGTAGTCGTAGCCCATAGCTACAAGCTCGGACACGGTAACGATGCGGCGGTGCGCAACGTAGTCGGCTTCCTCAACGGATTTAGCCTCGCGGGAGATCAAGAACTCCTCCGGCGGCAGAGCCTCCACCTTCACGCGGCCGTCTGGCCGGGTGTAGGTGACGCGCAGGTCGTGTGACATGGGCGGCATGATGATCTGGCCAGTCGTAGGGTCGATCTGCGGCTCGCCGACCGGCGTGCTCACGGTGATGTCGACCTCGGCGGCTGGGTCAGCCATGAGTGCAGCCAACGCGGTGTCGTCGACGCCGGTGTACTCGATTGTGTCAAACTCGGTCTTGTCTTCCCAATAGCATTTGAGAATGCCGACCTTGCGCACTAGCGCGTCCATGAAGGCGCTGTGCATTTCCAAGAAGCCGCGGTTGTCGCGGTTGATAATGAAATTTGCGTACTCGGTGGCCTGTTTTGCTGCCGGCACGTCCTCCGCGTTCTGCGGGACATATTCGACTGTGCGGTCAGAGCCGTTGAAGATCCGCATGAGAGAGGGCATGATCGCCTGCACAGTGTCGCGCACGTCCATGCTGACAACTTGGCTGCGGCCCTCTTCCTCGTCGCCAAACGGCTCGCCACGGTAGTATTGCGTCGCCGTGGCGCGGATCGGCGAGACCCAGTTGTCGATGAAGTCGATTGCGTCGTCGATCTCGTTGCCGACGATGCCCTGCAACTCCTGATCGTCCATGACGTCCGGGTTCAGTTCAGCCTCGAGCTCGGAGGCCATTTCGTTTATCTCATAGTCCATCTTTTTTCGCCTTCTCAAACTCGCGCGCATCTTGTTGCGCCTTACGCTCCAACTCGTCTTCTAGGTCTGCCAGATTTGCTGTCGGCCTGTGACCCAAGCCACCCGCTATTTTTGCCATTTTTGGTTCTCTATGTACCTAAGAAGCGACCTTGTTTCATCTGGATCTGGCATTCCGGCCGGTTCGCTAGTCCAAGATGGCATAAGTCCAGACTTTTGATCGGCAAAGACAGTGTCAGAAGTGTTTGCAGTCCTATTGGACATCCCAAACGGACCAGAGTTGAGCCAGCTATTCTGGCCTCTAGTCTCAGACGTCATGGCGCCTATGGCGTCAGGCGAATACATCCGGGAGTGCTCCAGAAAAGCACGCTCCTCTCCTTGACGCCTAAAAAACGGATTGCCAGAGCCAAAATGTCCAAAAGCATCATGCACGGCTCTGAACGCGTCGTTAGCTACGGCGTCGCTTTTATCACCGACCTTACCGACGCTTTTGAGCAAGGGGTTTTCAGCCGCATCGAAGGATGTGTTTGTGCCGAACCCGAAGTCAGTGGGGAAAACCCACAGCTTGCCGTTCTCAATAATGTCCTGATAACCCATGGCCGGTGATGCCGCGTAAGGATCGTCCATGCCTTCCTTCAGAAACTTAAACTCAACCCCAGCGTCTTTAAGCGCCTTATATTGACCCATAGTCTCGTCGATCATGGCTTCATACGCGCGCTTGACGTCAGCCCCCGTAGGGTTGTGCTCCATCATATCGTAAGCAGCAGCGATCAACCTTGCGCGCTGCTCACTGAAGGCGGGGTACTCAGAAAAGCCAGAAACATCCATGTTCTGAGATTTCATGTATGACTTTGCAGCCTCTTCGATCTGGCTCACCGGGCGCGCGTCGTAGCTTTCGCCAGAAGGCATTTTAACCTTACTAGGCTTGCCAGTGGCGCCTTTGTAGCCTTCGACGTCTTGGAGCTTCTGACCGATCATGTACGCAGACGCAGCTTGATTTCCCAAAGACCTCCCGCCCAGAGAAGACGCTGCCGCTTTTGCGCCTGTTCTCAATCCTTTAGCTACGGGGATCGCCATTGCAGCGGTTGACGCAAGGTCAGCGTAGCGCGCGTCGTTGGCCATCTTCAACTGATCGGTCGTCGCGCTTTGAAGCGTCACGCCCTCCGGCAGGTAGTCCGCCGCCGTATTTGTCATCGCGCGCTGGACGGTGCCGGCGGTGTCGCTGACGACGCCCCGCACGGTGCCGACTGGGTCGGTGGCCAAGGATTGGATGCCGCCGATCATGCTCTCGCCGATTGCCTTGTTGACGGCCAGCGGATCTTGCTGGACTGCGCGCAGGAGGCCGGCGCCACCCTCACCCGTAACGCGAGCCATGCCGAATAAGTCTCTTAGTGGGCCGCGTAGACCGGGTGGGAGATATTGCTCGTAACCTGCCATTAGCCGAGAAGTCCTTTCGGTCGCATTTTGGGCTTCACGCTGCCGGGGCGCAGGCGCGGCGTGGGTGAAACTGTGATGCCGTAGTTGTCGCCGGTCGACTGGTTGTAATACTGGCGCACGTTGCCAATGTAATCTTGCGTCTCTTCCGGCAGGTTGTAATGCTTGCCATTAGCTTCGAGCATACGGCCGGGACCGGCGTTGTAGGCGCCCACCGCCTTGTCGATGTCCCCGTCGAAGCGCTTAATCATGGCGCGCATGTACGCCTCGGCGTAAGCCCGGTTGACCTCGGGTATGTCGAGCAAGTCTTTTGCTGACTGCTCGCTGCGATCAAATTTCTGGCCAAACATGCCTTCGGCGATGTCGAATACGCTTTTGGCACCGTACTCTTCGTATCCGGGCTCCATAGCCGCGTTTGGCACTACCTGCATTGGGCCGCGTGCCCCGCTTTTCGGGTTAACCAGTGGAAGTGGCTTTGTTGTCTCATTTGGATCGTCGCGGTTTACGCTGCTTTCCTGACGTCGGATGGCGTCGAGCAGAGACTTAAAGTTAAGCTCGTTGTCTGGCATTAGTTGCTGCCTCCCTGCGTCTTCAAGTATTCCTCGAAAATTGCCCTCATGCGAACCGGGTCATCCCTGTACTTGTCGAAGACCGGCAGGCTCCCGACTTGCTCCATAAACGCGTCAAACTCTCCGCCGGGCATGTACCTAGGGTCGCTGGGCTGACCGACTTCGAGGCCTGCGTCTGCGGCGGCTTTATTTGAGGGCGTAAACACCTCAAACTGCACGTCTGGCTCGAGCAGGCTTGGGGACGCGCTGTATGCCGCCTCCATGTCCATAGGAACCGAGCCGCCCGCTACGGGCGTGGTTATGGGTGCCACGGGCTCGATGATCGGCGCCTGCTTCCTTTGAGGCCGGTACGACGACCGAAGCTCGCCTTGGGGCGGCGGGGCGTCGTATCCGCTGATAATGCGCGCGAGCACACCCATGGGCGTCGGCAAATTCGTCAGCTTGTGCATGAATGTTCCGGGCTGCGGCAGGTTCGCGTCGCGGTAGGTCTGGGCCAAAGAACCCGGCTGGAAGTCGGAGCGGAGCTGTCCTCCGCTGGTGTAGGGGTCGCGGCCGGGGTTGGCCGCCTGACGGAAGTCGCTAACAGAGGGGCCGATGGCCGTGCTGTAGTTGGGTGCTTTGCCGTAACGAGAATTTGGCTCGAAGCCGCTTTCGGTGCGCCCGAGATACTTGTTGTACTGGTCGGCGCGGGCGTCGCCCTGCGTGC